TGGAAAAAACAAAATTTGGTTTTTGAATATACTCCAGAAGAACTTGAAGAAATTAAGAGATGCAAATCTGATGTAGGCTACTTTGCAAATAAGTATGCTCAGGTTTTAACTGAATATGGAGTAGAACAAATTGTTTTACGTGATTACCAAGAAGAAATTATTAAAGCATTTGGTGCAAACCGTTTTAATATTCTAATGGCAAGTCGCCAAATTGGTAAAACCGTAATGTCTGGTGTATTTGTTGCGTGGTATCTTATTTTCCATACAGACAAAAATGTCTTAGCTGTAGCCAACATTGCAAGTACAACCAAAGAGGTTGTTGACAAAATTAAATCTATTTTTGAAAACCTTCCATTTTTCTTAAAGCCCGGTTGTATTTCAAATAATGTTATGTCGATGAAATTTGATAATGGCTGTAGATTAATTGGACGTACTACAACCAAAAATACAGGTATTGGTTTTACCATTCACTTACTATACATTGATGAGTTTGCGCATATTTCTCCAGCATATTTAGATTTCTTTTATCGAGCTATTTACCCTACTATTTCTGCATCAACTACCTCCAAGATTATTATTACGTCAACTCCAAATGGAATGAACCGATTCTATGAAATTTACATGGATGCACTAAATGGACTAAATACCTATACTCCATTGAGGGTAGACTGGTGGCAAGTTCCAGGTAGAGATGATAAATGGAAAGCTGAAACTATTGCAAATATGGGATCGGAAGAAGACTTTAACCAGGAATATGGTCTACAGTTCTTTTCTTCTGATAGATTACTACTTTCGTCTAAAGATCTTAAAAAGATTTTTGGAATCATGACTAAATACGAAGAGCCTCTTAAAATTAATTGGGATCCAGAAGTTCTTGCCCTAATGGAAGGTAACTTTACCGTACATCCAAACCTAAAGGATTGGGATGAGCAGGATTTTCGAAATTCTCCAGATCGATATGTATTTTCAGTCGATACTGCAGATGGAACAGGCAAAGACTTTTCAGTTATTAACATATTTAAAGTTGCACCTCTTCCAGTTAAAATGTTAGAGCCAATTAAAAACCTAGTAAAAAGCGAAATGGATTGTCTTTCCCTTGTGCAAGTTGCAACTTGGAGAAGTAATAAGCAGACAATTAATGAATATGCCCAGGTTTTAGAATATTTAGTTTATAGACTTTTTAATTTTGAAAATCTTAAAGTCTTAATTGAATTAAACCATAAGGGCGACTTTATTTTAGATAAAATTGCAAACAATGAACAGTATTGGCCTGGTCAACTAATTCATTCTAAACATACTGAAGCAACTAAACTGCTTAAACCTGGACTTAAATTAAGCGTGACTAATAAAATTAAATTTTGTGAAAGATTTAAGTATCATGTTAATGTAAATAGGATCTTACCAAATGAAAGTAAAACTGTAATGGAACTTGGATCATTTGGTCGATCTCCGAATGGAACTTACCGAAGTCAAAGCGGTAATGACGATTTAGCTATGACTTGTGTTAATACTGCTGCCTTCTTTGATTCTCCAAGTTTTCTTGAATTAGGAACAGAGGTTTGGGATAGCACCAGCGAACAATATAAAAAAGAAATAACTGAAAAAATCTTAAATTCTAGTCAAGGCGATGGTTCAACCAAGATTAGCTCAGATTTAGTAGGTTATCTAAACGATACTCCACAATTAAAAAAACCTGGACAAAGGCAAGTATTTGATGAAACATATTTAGATTCATATAGGAAAACTTTATCTGGATTTTATGGAGATCAAAAAAACTAAACGCGAATGATTAATTTTGACTTAACTAGAGACAGAGACGTCATTTTTAGACGAACAATTGCTGCAATACAGCATGCGATTAAGAATGATGTAGATATTGCCGAATTGCCTAGTGTTAAGGTTGCTGAATCTGAAATTGATGCATTCGTTTTACGAGATGGATGGGAAGATGCAATTGAAAAGGCAAAAAAGCATTTTGAAAAAATTGAAGACTATGAAATGTGCCACACTTGTGTGTCACTAATTGAGGAAATTAAAAAATCAAACTAAATTATGCAAAAATCAACAAAAAGAAGAGGAGCTTCTACTCAATCGATTCCAGAATTATTAAAGCAGGTTTCATTAAAACCATCACAAAAGGAATATTTCGATAAGATAATGAATAATGATATTACCTTATGTCATGGACCGGCTGGAACAAGTAAAACCTTTGTTGCATGTTATGCATCAATGAAACTACATACTGAAGATAAAATACAAAGGATAATTTTATCAAAGCCAATTCAGGAATCAGGAGAAAAACTTGGATTTTTGCCTGGAGATATTAAAGAAAAGATTGATCCATTTATGGAAAGTTATCGAACTAATCTTGAAAAAATTATTGGTTGGGATAACTTAATAAAATTAGAAGGGGATGGTCTTATTGAATTTAGACCCCTTGCCTATATGAGAGGCGCAACATTTGATAATTGTCTAATGGTATTAGATGAAGCCCAAAATGCAGATTTTCGTCAATTAATGCTTTTTATTACAAGAATGGGTAAAAATTCAAAAGTTCTTATTTGTGGTGATGTAAGTCAATATGACATATCAAGAGACAAAGTGGCACTTCCTAAATTTATTGAAATGATGAATGGAATTAAAGGAATGGGAATTCATACATTTGGTGATGCAGATATCGTTCGTAATAAAATTTTAATAGAAATTACAGAAAGATATGAAAAATGGAAGACCAATAATAAAGTTAATTGGTAAATTAGTAAAGTACAATAACTCTATCTAGAAAAAACATTTTATGGCCGGAAACAAAAAGGTAACAGGATACGAAGATTTAAATCGTCGACTTAATGATGAAATGCAGCAGCTCGCTGAAGCAATTGTTGCTAAAAAATTCACAGAAAGGGATCGAAATCGATTAGTTCGAATCATGGAACCGAAACTTAAATATTTCATTTGGAAATTTTTTAATGACACAGATGAAACTGAAGAAGTCTTGCACAATACTTTCTTTAAGATTTTTAAATCCCTTGATAGCTATAATCCAAAATATAGATTTACAACCTGGATTTATACAATTGCAAGAAATGAATCTCTACTACATTTGCATAAACTTAAACAGCAAATGACAACTGATATTGATAAGATAGGAAATTCCCTATTTTTAGTTGATGACAGTCGAGATAACTTAGAAAAGGAAAATTCTCTAGAAAATTTGTATACTGCAACTATGCTTGCAATAGAAGAAATGCCAGAATCTCTAGAAAAATCTATTTTAATCGATAAAGAATTAAACAAGATGAAGGGAGCTGATATTGCAGACAAATATGACATGAACCTTAATACAGTTAAAACTAAAATACGAAAGGCTCGTAAAATATTAAAAGATTCAGTTTTGGAAAGTAATCCTGAACTGGTAGAAAAAATAAAAGACCTTTTCTAATGAAATACTTAAACCCAATAGTTTTTATTACTAGGCTAATTTCCTTGATAAAGGAGCTGGTCTTGTTTAGAAAATACTTATCAATAATCTCTGAATTAGAGAAAAATGGTGAACTTGAAAAATTAAATTTAAGAAGAACTCGCCTAGGTAGACTATATTATGTTAAAAATCTTCAGCCAGAGGTACTATTAAATACTGATGACTTGAGAGGATTTGAAATAATGCAGGTCAAAGAATCCCTAGCTGACTATAATGATCCAATTACACGACTTGGAATAATTGATTTTCTTAAAACTGGCTTTAGACGAATCAAAACTACTGATGTTTATGCATATTTAGTATGGATGGAGTTTGATTTTAAGCAGGTTTCACTAGAGAGAATTTTATATGTGATAGTCTATCCGCTTATTGTATTTTTAGCAATTATGTTATTTGTAGCACCTGCTCTTGGAGCAGTAGATTGGTCCCATGTATGGCAAACCGTAAATAGCAAATAAATAATAGTATCAAATAATCTTAAATTATGAACAAAGTAGAACAATTTTTACAGAAACACGGTATAAAGGTAATAATCTTTTTATTAGTTTTAACCTATATGAAATCTTGTGGTGTAGATCGCGAAGTTACCAAAGTTAAAAAGCAACTAACTACCCTAGATTCACTTGCAAATAAAAGAGACCTTGAAATTGAAGGTCTTAAGGCAGAAAAGCGCATGATTCAAGCAACCGATCGCAAAATGCTGGACGTTCAACGCCAATCTGAGATTGACGCTGAATTGAAAAAACTTGGAGCACACTAATGAAATCTAGAGCAACCCATTACTTTATAATTGGTTCCTTTGTTACTTTATATCTCTTAGTATCAATTATTTCAACTATCCACGTAGTAGACTTTTTTAAATTGTCTAATCCTATGTGGCTTGCAGTTTCCCTTGCAATTGGTTTTGAAGTTGGAGCAGCTGCTTCACTTGCCTCATTAATTGTTTTAGATAAAATGAATAAGGGTATTGTTTGGGGACTGTTTATTCTTTTAACTGCAATGCAGGCAATGGGAAATACTTATTATGCATTTTCTCATTTAGAAAATTTTACAGGTTGGATTGAACTTTTTGGTCTTCAAGAAGAAGACTTAATTTATCAAAAGCGTATGCTTGCAATTATTTCAGGAGCAGTTTTACCAATTGTTTCCCTAGGATTTATTAAATCGCTTGTTGATTATATTAAGCCAGAAGAACCTAAGTCTGCACCAGTTGAGGTAACAGATTTACCAGAACAAATTGAGCCAGTTATTGAGGTTAATCCTATTACTGAACCAGAACCGGTTAACGAGGCTCCAGTTAAAGCTCCCAGTGTTAAAAAAAAGACGCCAGTAAAATCTACTGGTCCAATTGAAGTTGATTTAACTCAACCGGTTTCAGCTGAACCAGATAAACCTAAAAGAATCGAACTTTTTGATATGCCAGACCGTGCAACTAGACGTCTTTCTCCAGATGAAAAGATTGCTAGAGGAATTAAATCCTAAATCGGAGGTAAATAATAAAAAGAACTTCGGCTAATGTCCTACATTAAATTTAAAGGTGATCCAAGCTATAAACGAGTTAACTCGGCTATGGCCAAACTATGCGATCCAGTGCCTGCCAAAAAGTCACTTAGGCTTATTGACAACTGCTTTTCTATAGTAGATAAAAATGTTAGCCAAGCAGATCTTTGTGATTTCGGTAAACTTGCATATCCAACTGATTCATATGTTAAGCAGGAATTAGAAATCTGTCAAGGAGAAAATGTTGTAATTTTTTCAAATAACTTAGTTGGTGGAACCACTGCAACTGCTGCAACTACCATTAATAGCTCAGCAGTAACACTAGCCGTTGCCAATAATTTAATTAGAGTTGGTAGTACAGTTAGTGGAAATGGTATTACTGCTGGAACAACTGTTGCTGCAATTAATGGAACGGCCCTAACCCTATCTGCACCAGCTACTGCAACTGGCCCAAACACAGTATTAACTTTTGTTGAAGTATTAAATCCAAATAAAGCTTACGTAAAGGGAGTTATTATTTATGTAAACTATCCAACATTAGATGAAGGTGGAGGAGAAATTTCTCCAGATCAATATATGTTAACTGGATCAATTTCTTCAATTTTTACAAATGGTGGAAATAGTTCATCAAACTTTACAATTGGTCAAGCCTATATGTATTTTGCGCCAGAAGCAACAACTGATCCCACTAAGATTATAAACACCCTAACCCTATTAAATCCAAGTTCAACATTTAGCGTTAAAGTTAGCGTCTTATTAATTAAGACTAAAACTGACGTTGATCCAAATAATTGTGATTGCTAATGAGACCAGTAATGTCATATGGACAAAAGAATAGTTTTGTAAGTAGTATTCCATTTCAAGGACGAGGCGAATTTGGCTTTGTAGCATCACAATCAAATTTTACCCCAGGAATTACTATTAAATTGCTTCCACTTGCAGACCTTTCAGTTCCACAAGAGACTGAAACTTCAGAATTTGATCAATTAATTAATGACCTAAACGATCAATTTAGACCTGGAAAGAGACTTAGTGGAGTTGAAGTAAATACCCAACACCAAAAAGGTGGATCCAATAAAGTATTTGGAAGATTTATGGGATTTGAATTAGATAGAAAACATCAAGTAATTAGAGCCTTTATTAGAGACTCCAAGTCAAATAAAAGAGTTGAAGTATATCCGGCTTCTCTAATGACAGTCAATGAGTCTAGGTCTAACCATACAAAAACTTTTATGCAATTTTTAATACAAGACTAGAAAAGGTTAAGTATTAATACAATGCAAGAGATCGAAATCCAATCTGAGAATTCAGTACCAAAGCCAAAAAAATCGGCGAGTATTAAACCTGAAATTTCTACCCCAAATCTATTGGGATTAAAGAGTATTCCACTATCATTTTTACCAAGTAAAGGAAAATATTATCTTCCAGGGTTTGAACTTTCAATTCGGTCGGCCACTGTTGCTGAAATTAGACACTGGTCAACTATTGATGAAAATGACTTATTGTCAGTTGATGATCAATTAAACTATATTTTAGAGCGTTGTTCAGTTGTCACAATTGATGGTTCTCCTGCAAGTTGGAAAGAAATTTTAGAGATTGATAGATTTTATATTGTATTTAGAATACAGGAACTAACTTTTCCAAATGGAGAAAATTACATTCCGCATAGATTTGAGTGTGCATGTGATGAAACTGAACCATATAGCGAAAAGAAACCTATTACGAGTTCAATGTTAAGCGCATTTGATTTTCCAGAAGAACTTGAACAATTTTATTCAGATGAATTAGGTGGATATCGAATCGAATCTGAGAAGCTTAATACTTCATTTAATCTATTTTTACCAACTCTAGGTACAATGCAAAAACTTAGAGAAATCGTTATTGAAATTAACCGAAATGGTAAAAAGATCGATAAGGCTTTCTTAAAGATTGTACCATATTTAATTGGAGATTGGGATAATCTTAATACACAGACCTTTTCTGTACTAAATGAAGAGTCTTTAACTTGGCATATCAATAAATTTACATTTATTACAAAGTTTGCAGATGCTATCCAAAAGGCAAAGCGACAAGTATTAAAGGATGATTGTCCTAAATGTGGAGCCAAAATAGACGCAAGAATTTTTTTGGACTCCAGCTTCACTGTCAAAGATCTTTTCCTTATTTCAGCTGGATTTAGTGAACTTGTTTGAGACTAACAAGTTCTTGGCGGTGAAGCTGAATCAACCATTAGACCAATTGTATTCTCTTCCATTTTATGAATATTCAATCTACTTAACTATTATTAATAAACAGATAGAAGACTCGAATGCTAGAATTCTAGCAGAACAGGACGACCTGCCTAATTTACCGGGAAGATTGTCTTAACTCGATTTTACTGGATATTTCGATAAATAACAAAAAGCATTAGTAATGGAAGAGCTATATTTAGAATTAGGGAACATTAAGCCAACTCAGGCCCCAGCCAATTCAGAATTAGGCAATCTAATGGATTTGCTAGAACCTGCAGGATTTATACCAGATTTAAATTTGGCAGAAACTGCTTCGGCATTAAGCTCTGGACTAAATTCAGCAAATGAAGCGCAATCTTTTACTAAATCTGCAAATGATTCTTCTACAATTTTATCGGGTATTGCATTGACCCTAACCGATATTTCCAATAATTTGGGTAAAGCCAGTAGGTCTATTGTTAATTCAACCGAAAACGCTATAAGTAATACACTATCAATTTCAAGTGATTTAGTAAAAATTGAACCAAAGAAAGTTGAATTATCGATAAAGGATATAAATTCGCTTTCTGATCTAGTTAAAGAATTACAAAAGCCAAAGGATGAAAAAACCGATAAAACCTCACCTGATGCAGTTCTTACGACTGCATTAAAGTCGTTACCTACTCCTACTGAAAATACTGGAAAGCCTAAATTAGATATAGAAGTATTTAGCAAGGCTCTAATCAATCAAGAATCAGACTTAGCTAACTCAATACAGTCTACCGTTGAATCGGGTGGAGATTTGACAAGTTTATTTGAAAATACTGGTACTGGAGTAGGATCAGATGGACTATTGGGAAATCTATCAGATAAATTTTCAAGTGGCGTTAAGCAGGCTGTTATGGAATATGAAATTAACGCAGTCGAAAAAGCCGAAAAAGAAAAGGCTCTTCAAGAGTTATTACTAGATCAAAATGATCCATCTGCGATATTAGCATCAATTAGTAATCAACCGACTCCAGTAAAAGAAATCGAGACGCCAAATTTTAATAAAGCAATTGCTAAGGGTCTTACTGATGTTGCAGAATCTAATTCAAAAATAGTTTCGCAAACAAATATTGTTAATCAAAATCAAGCAGCTCAACCTACAGCTCAACCAAAACCAATTGAGTTATTACCTACATCGAATCAATCTCAAAATATGCCAGTTGAAAAAGAAGAAGACTCTATGCAAGCTACTGGAGCTATGATTGCAAGCGATCCAACTCTAGCTGCATATATGTTACAAATGTTGAATATCATGAAATCTGGTCAGTTAAAAGTTAAAATTTCAAACTAATGGAAGTACCTAATAATATTAAAATCGAAGCAAGACATATTGTCTCTGAATATTCTCAAATATTTGAAGAATTAGAAAAGCTTGAAATGCTAGCATCTAGTCTAGAATTACAAAAAGACCTTTTATTAAGCAGGCTGGAAACACTAAGAGAGCGTGAGCATGTGTTAATAGATAATATAGGAGAAGTCGATGCAAAAATTACATTGGAAGCTCTCCTATCGTAATTATAAAAATTAAATTGAATCACGGATGCAGTCTAGATTTATAAAATTAACCGATTACTGTTTACTAGAGTATCAGTATGAATCATTATCCCCGGCTAGCCCGATTTTGATTACTTCTCCATTCTATGCACTGACCTTAGGAGAAGGAGAAATATACTTATACAATCCAGACTCTGCTCTATATGAGACTGGTAACATTAAAGATTTAACAGCGGTTCCACTATCAACAAATAGTGGAAGATTTGTATATTTAGATTCAGAGGATTCCCCTAACTATACTGAATACGCAATTAGTACAACTACTGGAGCATCTGAAACTCTAATTCCAGCAGGTTCAATTATTGCAGATCGAGTAAGATTCCATTTTGCATCAGGATTTCAATTTGATGATTTTTCAAGTCTAGTGTTATCAATTAGGCAAGATATGAATAATGGTAATGCACTAATTCTAGCAAATATCCTAATTAATTCAACTACTCTTGGTGATGTATTATTATTTGCAACTAGACCAATGATTATTGGTAATGCAATGTATGATCGCTATATTGATATAATTGTTCCATCTATTAAAAATATGGATGAGCAGTTTTATACATCGCCAAACCCAGCAATTACTTTTGAATATGCAGCAACCTCAGTAACAACAAATGGTTCTACAATTGGTGTTGGATTAGTTAAAAACAATCCTATTACGGTTAACCTATTTGAATGTAAAGATGGTCCTAATTTTACAACGACTGACGAAATTTATACAACATATGATATTAACCAAGCATATTCTGCACAAGTTAGTCAATCAAATGATTTTGATCTAGTTGGTGCTAAGATTAGAGAAGCTGCAGATGGTGACTATATTGAGTTTTTTGCCACTTGGAATGGTGGATTTCCAGAAGAATTTATTGGAATTTTAGAAAAACGTACCGGACAGTCATGGATAATTTTCCACCAACTTACTATATTTGAACAAATTGGATCTTCCTTTATTAAGAGTGGAGATGCTACGTTCTTTCAAGAAAGTAATTTTGATGATCCATTAATTTATAGACCAATTCTTAAAAATGCAAATGAAGCAGTTAGTATGGCAATTGACTATTCAGTTAGATTAGTTAATAGAACAACTAACGAACAAGTTATTAGAACTGGCTCAATGGTTGTAGTTAATCCCAATAAGTACGGAAAATCTTTATCTAAAATTGAATTAGCAGACAAGCCTAACTCTAATAGAATTAATAATTTAATTATTACTAAAGTTACAGATTCAATTTCTGTATACAAAGAAAATGAGGCAACTACTACTGCAACCTCATCAAATCAAGCTGCGCTTGCTGCTCAAGCAACAGCGTCAGTTGCTCCACAAATTGAAGTACGAACTATTACTGAATATGTTCCAGTATTGTATTCAAATAATAATATTTTATTGGCAGAAAGTAGTAAAATGACAGGTTCTGGTCAAGCAACTGAGGTTGCATATGGACAAGGTCTACTTTCTATTGTAGTAAGTCCATTTGATAATGTTTTTAAATTTAAAGTAAAACAGGAAAAATTAAATACATCAGGTAATCCAACTATCCAAAAAGTAGATCTTACTCAATTTAGTGGATTTGAATTAGTATTTGGTACTGATAACTCTAGAGTAACTATTAAAAATAGTACAAATCAAGCAGAACTTAATTCAGATTTAGGTGAAATTTTATTTAAATTTGATGCAGCGACTACGGCTAAAGTACTTATGCTAGATGATCCTAAGTTTTATATTGTATCAGTAGGTAACGATGGTACTAAGACTGCACTTTATACTGGAAAATGGTATAAACCAGATGGTGTAGTTGAAGCAAATACCCAAAATACAGCAGAAGAGAATCGAATTAAAGCTGAAGAGACTCTACGAAAAAGATTAGAAGAATTGTCAGCCTTAGTTGATCAATTAAGAAATGAAAATGCTGATCTTAGAAAAAGCTCTATTAAATATCAAATTTCTCAGGCTTCTGGCGCAATGTCAGAGACTGCCGCTGATAGCAATCCAATTAGAACTCAAACTCCAGTCTATATGCCTAGTGGATATGGTTCATCAGGCGGATATAGCGGCTCTGGTGGAAGTTATGG